GTGTTCACTTTTGCGTAATTTAATAAAGTTTGCAAAGCTACGCATGTTAAATTGTACATCGGCTTGAATGCGACTATTATAGGTCTTAAAGAAACGTGCAGATTCTTTTGCTCGTTTGCGACCCAACTCTGGTTCAAGATCAGCAAGACATTTATGGTAAAGTCTATTACCGTCTTCAGTATATTGTTTCAATTGTTGTTGCCAGAAATCTGGCCAATCATCAGGGATAAAAGTTTTATCCTCTTTCAATTCTTTGTATCGCGCCGATTCTGCATTAAGCGAAGATAATCTATGCTTAAGTAAATGAATATGACTGGCAATATCACAATCAACAAGAAAATGAATGCTACCTTTTTCAAAGGGTGTTTCATGTCCGTGGCTCCAAAGCATGTTGATGAGCTTCGGAATTCTCTCTCTTTTCTTTTCATCTAGGTCTCTCGAAGTCGATGTCCAAGCACTACAAGCAATAACTTCATCACTACCATAGTGTCCTAATAATTCTACTGTATTTTCCATTTTTTTTCAATTAAAAAGTCGAAGGATCTGCCATCACAAAAGTAGAAGGCACGATCTTCCTGACAAAGAGATACCCATTTTTACGATAAGTGTCAACCATTCCTTCACTAATTTTCTTAAAAGCTCTTGGATTCCTGTCTGCATTGCCAGTCGGATCTTTCCTTATACTCCAATCAGAATAAGTTGTAGCTTGCCCCATGTCAAAATCCATCCCCAGCTCTTTAGCTATCGCCCAAAAATAAAACTCATCAGCGAAAATAACCTTATTCTTCACAAAATACTTAGACCAATGATCAAAAGTTTCTACAAACTTAATGACATCTTCTCTACGACAAGCAAAAAATTGACAAACTGCGTTATACTTATCGAACTTGTAATCTTTGACTCCCTCCTTTAAAACTTTCTGACTTTTTACTTTCGTGTGAAAGCTAAAGTGTTTCGCAAAAGTCATTTTTTTATACCTTTTTTTAATCAGATTTACTGTAGAGTCTAAATCATACAAAGGAAAATGAGAATCGCTAATCAAAGTAAAGTATTCGTTTGATTCATCTTCCAAAGCTGCTTTCATTAATTCTATAGTAGCTTCAACTAATGAGAAGTGACCCCAAGCTGTTGGGACAGTATTTTCTATATGATAGTCAGAGAAAAGACTTGGGGCATCAAACTTCGGATGTAAATACAAATTAAATGTATCTTTACTACCACCGTCGATAAATTTTTTCCAAATATTATTTTGGGTAAATGAATTTATAGTTAGATTTAAGAAAGCGACTTTTCCCATTTATTTAATGATTCTAGTGTATTATAATTATATAACTCAATTATACTATGGATAATTTCGGAAATCCCTTACAAAGTCAGGCTAGCATCAATGATGCTGGAGAAATGGAAGTCACCATCGCTAAGAAGTATTCTCAAGCAGAGGCTGGAGTTTACAAGTCTTACATGAGCATGTGCGCGATGGAAGATAAAACATTTACAGATACTGCTGGGATGGGAGACAAAGAGACTTATAGTGCTTGTGCAGTACAATATGGTAAAATGCGAGCTATGATGATGGACGATAGCAAGGGAGAACTTACCGAAAAGCAAAAGAAGCTTCCTCCTGCACTCCGGAATAAAATCATCGAAAAGATGAAAAAAGAGGGAAAGAACAAGGAAGAAGAGAAAGAAGAAAAAGAATAATTGATTTTTATATATTTTTTCTATAAAATCTTTTAGTGAAAACGATTGTTAAAAAGAAATTAGAAATCGAAACCAAAAGGCATGATTTCGATAACGAATTTGCTTACATCGAAACGTGGCATAATACTCAACTAAAAGATTGTTTTTTCGCAGAAAAACAATTCCTCTGGCCTGATGGGAGCCTGAAGGCTGGAGGTAAAAAATATTTTTTAGGTAGAAACCCAGACTGGCCCGAAAAAGAAATTCAATGTATTAACTACAATAATTTCAATCACTTTGATCATCTTTACCATTTGGGAGAAAATGGAGAGGTCATAAACATTCTTCATATATGAGCGACACATTCCATATACTGTCTACTCCACCAGACAGTCCAGCATTTGACTTTCAGGCTACGCCTTTTATGCCCAAAATAGAGTTTACTGGCCTCAGCTCCGATGCACAGAAACAATATGAAGTAAAATTTAATAAAGCTTTTATTTTTGATTATGCTTCGGCGGGTAAAAGGATTGAAGTTACTGGATTAACACAGGAGATTGATGATGGTTCAGAATCTTTTAGCCTAAAAATTGAATTCAATCATCAAGATGGAGCAATTTTAAACGCAGGAATTGAGAAGGGCGCAGGAGGTAGCTCCACATTTGAAAACCTTACAGCTCAAAGCGATATAGTCGGAGAAGAAACGTTCCCAATCGACCCAGCCGAATATCGTTTAGAATTAGCTGAATTTAGTGCTGGGAACCTTTCACAATTATACATAAGAGAAAACATCCACTTACATCTCAGGGGTCATTACCAAAAGTTTGACGAATTTCAAACTTCAGAAAACGCGGTTGGAGTCGGTCATGGGGTTATGGACCCGCTTAATTCTAGCTTTGCTAATGGCAATATCCAATATAGAGCAATAGCGGAAGACCCAAGAGAAAATAATGACTTAGAAATACGAACAGATGGAAATAATATTTACTTCTTCGTTGAGGGAGAATCCTCCGGATCTTCTTAAAAATAAAGTTCATCAAAGAACCTATTTCCATTGTAAGCTTTGTCATCAATCCAAAAGTCATATGCTGGTTTATCTGTCCTTAACTCAGTATATTTGACTCCCCACTCTTCAAGCTGCTTTTTTGTAAACTCTAACCAATCTTTCCCCGAGTTCGCTCCTCTTGCAGTCCAATAGGTAATTCTATTACCACCATCAAATAAGCTATTAAAATACTCAATACGAGTTCTCATAGGTCGAGCTAATTCATATTTGCCCCGACTATCTGTACAAATAGTCCCATCAATGTCTACAATAAAAGTTCTCATAATTTTTTAATTTTTCCAATAATTTTTGTCGCACTTATATCTTCAGAAAAAGGAATGAAACGCACCTCTGTTTGACCACAGGATGCCTTCTCAGCAGGGTTTAGGGTTGCAACGCTATAGTCTCCACCTTTATACCAACGAGAGGGCTTAAAGTGTCTTAGGTAGCCAGAAACCGTTGGTTCATTAAACACAAAAACATAATCAACACACTCATTACAAGCCACAAGAAAGGCTCTCTGTTCTTGACTAATAATGGGTCTTTCTTGGCCTTTATTCTCCCTAACACTTTCATCTCCATTCACGCCAACAACTAAACTGTAATCACAAGGTAAATCTTCCTTGATTGATTTTAGAAGGTCTGCGTGACCTGCATGAAATAAGTCAAAGCAACCGTTTGTAAAAGCCATCTTTTCCATCCCCATCGAGAAGCGGTGCATGATCGTAGATGTATCAACTATTTTAGGGTGATTCATATTGTTGCTGTCCCAGCTTTACTGACAACAATGCTACAGCAAGTCTGAGCGTAGTCAATAGCTGAATCCATGTCTTGATTAAATAAATAATTAGTCGCGAAAGCAGTAAGGAAAGTATCTCCAGCACCACTCACATCCCTTACTTGAGCCACAGATTTTAAAGGGTATTTCTTTCCCCTGAACCTACACCCGTTACTCCCTAAAGTAACAATGAGGTTTTCCATCCCTATACCTTTAAATCCATTCTCCTTATATTCCTTTTCGTTAATTTTGATAAAATCAAACGAATTGGCCCATTTAGGGTTATATTTCTTTTTTGTATCTAAGAAAGACAATTGAGAGTTATCTGCAATATATTTTAAATCTCTGTCTGTCAGGTATCCCTTGTTATAATCAGAAACTATTACAGCGTCATAAGACCACACGCTTGCTTCGCGCAACTTTAATTTATTAATCTCTTCATACTCATCTGAATCAACCCGCAAAAACATTTGATTAGAATTGGAGTCAATGTATCTAACCTTCGCTCCAGTGCTTTGATTGCTTTTAATATCTACTTCTGCTTTTTCGCCTAAATTGTTAAGGCAAGCAAGAACATTTCTATGGACGTTTGAAGCCATACCCATGAAAGTAACTGAGTTCTCCTGCTTGAAAACAGGAACTGGAGCTTCTGGGCATAATCTATCAGCAGACCCATAAGTAAAAATATCTAAGCAGGACTCTCCGATAATTAATATTTTCATTTTTGTGAATCTCCTTTTTGGATTCTATAAGAATCATATTCAAAATGTTGAGTGCTAACTTCAAAAACTTTAGAATCCTCTAGAGCTATAAGCTTGTGAGGAATACATGGTCGCAAATGAACAGTGTCCCCCTCATTTAATTCAACAACCTTGTCTCCTGCATCACTCAAGTCATAATACTTCAAAAGCAATGCTCCTTCTATAACAGCCCAAGTTTCCTCTTTCTTGATATGATAATGCATAGAAAATTCAGCCCCCTTGTTGAACTTCAAAATCTTACCACAATACAAGTCATTATTTGTGATCCAAACTTCTTCCCCCCATCCTTTAGGGTGTTTTTGGACTTTTGAAAATACAGGCTCTAACTTCATTGACTAATTTTAGCTAGAATACATGAAAATTCAAGAGCTAATAATAAAAAAACCGTCCTTGCGGGACGGTTTTTAAATGATTTAAATTTGTTTTATTTTTCTTTTCGCTCTTCTTCAGCTTTTCTCTTTTCTTTAGCTTCGACTTGATGAGCGATAGCAAAGTAACAGAAAAAAGATGTAATAGCGGATATAAGAATTAACTTCATTGCTTAATTACTAAAATTAAGACATGACGCTCTTATTTTTTATCTCCCTTGTCTTTCGCTTTACCAATATTGACACTAAGGAAGTCAACGAGCTTGTATGCTTTAGCAAGGATAGTTCCTTCTTTGGGGGTGGGAGTTAAAGCTGCGAATGCGCTAGCAGCTGCGATAACAGCACAAGCCCAATTAAACCACGCTTGACCTTCGACGAATTGAATAAGTGTTTCCATAGCAATATTTTGTTTCTACAGCTTATTACACTAAACGAAAAAACAGGGAATTATCTGCCCTGCCCTCTATAGGGCTTTTTGTAGTTTTTGGAGCTTTTAATCTTAGAAGTCTTGCTTTTAGCATGTATGCCTTTACGTCTAATCTTCTTTTTTGCTTCGTAAGTATTTAATTTTTTCATTACTGATCCTTTACAAATTGTCCATCTACCATCTTGCCAGTACGACTCTTAATTACATCATAAGCTACCCTTAAACATTCTGTTGTATCAAAGCCAACCATTTTAGCCAGCAAAACAATAGTGACCAGCATATCCCCAATCCCGTCCTTGACTTCTGAGAGAATATCCTCTTCGTTTGAGGTTGGCATCCCAAGGTCTTCCATGAGATCTCGCTGATAACTAAAATCATTTAACTTTTCTAAAGCTTCTCTTGTTTCATCAAGCTCTTCTTGCGTTTTATCTAGTTGGCGTAGTGGGGTAGAGGATTCTAAAATCCCTTTGTTTCCTCCCCACTCAATCACTAATTTACTTAGTTCTTCGTATTTCATAGATTCTTCTCTCTCCAGCATTTTGTTGAATGCGTTTTCAAAAGGTCTCATAGATTTACCATTTTAGGAGCAATCTCCTCAATTTCCTCACACAATCTTAAAATTTCAGAGGTCTGCATATTGAGTGCCTTTGTTTTTAATTTAAACATTTCATTGTAGAAACGTTGATAATCCTCTAATTGATAGATATACTCTTGACCAGCAATCTTAAGGATAAAGTCTCCATATGTTTCATATAACATTGGGTCAATGCATTTTTCAATTGGATCATAGGAAGCATTCCCTACAACGTAATCAAAAATGTCGTGACGATCCACATTAATATTCATTATTTCTTGACTCATAATCGTAATAGCGAGTCCACCGATAGATAAGAGGTGAACCCGCTTTTTTCTATAAACTGGATTTTAAAGCTCTTTAATCCGATTGATAACCATTTGATAAGTCTCGTCTGAAGGATCGTTCTTTCTATTAGGCGCAATCATTTTATGCGTTAAAATATTTTCAATCCCAAAATCAAATTTGTCCATAAGGTATTTGCATTTCTTAGCAGCGGAATCGATTTCAGCCGCACTGGGTGTTCGTTTGTTAGTGTCTCCATAGAAAGAGATCCCGACACTATGAGCATTTAAACCGCTCACCCCTTTCCAAGAAGATCTCCCTGCATGCCAAGCTCTTTTTTTATCATAGACGAACTGTGTGCGAGATCCATCAGCCGCAATAAGATAGTGATAACTAACCTTTGATTCAGCCTTCAAAATCCATGAACGAGTCCCATCATGACTTCCGCTGCTATGATGCAAAATCACATACTCCGGTTTAATCGTCCCAGACTGGTTTGGAGAAGCTTTGTAAACTTCAGGATAATCATCTTTAAGTTCTTCTACTGGTGGCTCTGGCTTTTCTGGTTCACCTTTTTCATCGTGAACCAACTGCTCCCAAATCATTTTCCATGTAGCAGGTCCATCAATTCCGTCAGCGGTCAAGCCAAGCTTGCCTTGAACTTCTTTGACAATTTGAGTTTTAGCAGAAAAGCGCATCTTTATTCGCCTTCAGGTAGAACTTCGGCTTCAGCCTCTGGTTGGGGCAACTGAGATTTTGCTTGCTCTTGGATTTTGGTAGCAAGGAAAGAACCTGCTTCAGCGATCTGAAGTCCTTGAGCTTTTACAGCGACATCAATAATCTGGAGAAGAGCATTTGCCTCGTTTTCTTGTAAGGTGATTTTAATTTCATTCATATGCACCTGATTATCGACACAGCGAAGAATAATTCAACAAATTAACATCTAAATTTCAAAAAAACATGCTTAACCGCCATCCACATGTCCAGATATTTATACTTAGCTAATCTACCCAGAAACACAGTATCCTTTTCTTCTCTAGCTAATCCATCATATCTTAAATACATCTCTTGGCCTTCTCCCCAAGGGATAGGATAGAATGGAATATCTCCTTCCTCCATACTTTTCGGGTATTCTCGGGTAATTATAGTCTCTCCTGAGTGATTGGAACTAAAATAAGAATGATCATACTGTCTAGTCCATTTATTTTTCTTACTGCATTCGTTGTAAACAAGTGTGTCTTGCTTATCCATTGTTGAGTAATGCTCTAGCTTTAAAGACCTGTAAGGCAATTGCCCAAAACAATAATTAAAATACTGATCTATCCTACCTGTATAAATAACTTTATCGTAATCCTCCCCCCTCCATTCTTCCTGCCCCGCATTTAAAACAACTTCTATCCCATCTAACATTTTTTCGAACATTTTTGTGTATCCTTCTTTTGGTACACACTGATATTTTTGGCCTTCAAACCAAGTTGGACTTTCTGAGTTCTTGGTCTTTGGGATTCTGTTCGTGATTGTTTTAGGAATCTTCCTGAAATCTACTCCCCATTGTTTCTCACTGTAGTCTTTAAAAATGTATTTTTTAATCTCTTCTTGAGAGAGTGTCCTGCCTATAGCTGCCTCACAACCTTTGTCGTGGTATGGTAGAGGAATATCCCCGATCTGGGTTTTGCCAATTGGCTTATACTTCAGATCAATCCACTCTGTGTACCGTGATAGAAACTCAAAAACTTCTTCATCATCCGTATGGAAAATATGTGGGCCATACTTGTGGAAGTGAAGACCTTCAATGTCAACATCATAACAGTTACCCCCAATGTGATTACGGGATTCAAAAATTTTAACTTCATGGCCTTTATCTTTAAGTAAACGAGCAGAAGTTATCCCACTCAAACCACAACCAACAATAGCAAACTTCATATGTTAAAATGTAATCTCATGCTCTTGCTAATTTCTTGAGAGTACTTCAAATTAGCTTTACCTGAGACTTGTTCATTATGAGAGCAGTTATATATGGCTGCTCTAAAATCAATATTCCCACCTTCATATCCTTTGTAATTAAAATATCTCCAAGAAAACGCATGAGATCCTATGACTTTTATTAAATAATATTTTTGTGTAGATCTAATTATACTACTCTGGGATGAACTTAGATTGATGTTTCTAAAATCGATTTCTTTTTTGAGCATACTTGCTTTAGTTATATTACATGTCCCGCATTTTCTATTAAAATCATTAATATACTTCAACGTATCATCAATACCCATCCTGATACCCTTATCGATTCTCAAAAAATCTTTATTCGAATTATGAATAGTTCTAACTAGATCTCTATGTACGAAGTCATCCGCATCAACAAACATAACATAATTATCATTGTTAACCTCACTTAAAGCTAAAATATACTTAGTGCCTTTATCTAATCTAGCTTGGTATATCCCATTTTCGACACTTACTTGAGTGCCTATCTGCCAATTATTTGAAGGCGTAGGAGGCAACCAATTTACTTCTATAAACTTTACATTTTTAATCTTTTTGTTTTCTGTAAAGGTGTTTAATGTTTTATTCGAAACTACTATTACTTCAAACCTATCATCAAGCTGACCACAAACCGAACCCAAAGTCTTTTCTAATAAATCCCAAGTATCATTATATGAATGACAGTTCTCGTAATGTTTAACAGCTATAATAAAAGTAACCATTATTCCCCAAATTTATAACCAAAATATTCGATGTCTTTTGCATATTTTTCTGCAACAATTTGTTTTGTTTCTTCATCGTAGTATTCGGTGTAATGCTTATGTTTTGTTTTGTTTACGTGAGGAAGTTTTTGTTGCGGAACTCTAATTTTGTCGCAAATAGTATTAAAGTCTTCCTGAAGATTTTCAAACCTACCAATAAAATCGACTAAGCATTCGTCACCTTCAAATAACCAATTATGCTGTAATTTATGTTTCGCAGGAAATGGATTTAATAAAAAATCCAAGAAGCTCAAGCCTTTAGCACTTTCTATATATCCATGTTGAGTATTATCTTTAACTCTAAAGAAATACTGAGACAGTAATTTATCCCAAGGATTACGTATAATAGAGAATTTGAAATAAGTATTAAATGCCTTAGGCTCATACTTTTTGTACCACCAAGCCCGGTGATGCTTCTGCGGAGGATTCTCAGCGTTCACTAGAAGCTTAGTAATACTAGTACCACCAGTTTTGTTTATGTGTATAAAGATAAACTTATTTTTGCGACACATCATAATTTATTCTCCAAATCTATATTTAAATGTATCTATATCTTCTTCAAAGCTTCTCGCAATAATCTTAATTGATTGATCATCATAGTACTCAGTGTAATGAGCGTGTTTGGTTTTGTTCACATGAGGAAGTTTTACTTTAGAATAATCAATTTGATCACATATTAAATCGAAATCATTTTGAAAATTTTCAAACCTGCCCACAAAATCTGTTTTAATTGATCCATTTACAGTGATAAATTCCAATTGAGGATAAAAGAACACCCACTGCTGCCAAACCTCTTTTGCCAATAAAAAATCCTTGAATTCTGGATATTCTTTTTTAATCACTAATGTCTTGAGTCTATCATAAAAAGGTATCCCCCCTCTTTTAAGATATTCATAAGCACTTACAAACTTATCCCAAGGATTCCTAACAAACGCAAATTTAAATAAATCCTCTACCGCTAATTTAGGGCAATAGTCATTAGATTTAAAACCTAATTTAGATATTCCATAGTGGTCATGTGTTGTGATATTGAAAACCTTTTTAATAGATCTCCCTCCACATTTTGGGATATGAACAAAGACGAATTTATTTTTATGATCTACAAAAGGCATTTTCTAAAGATTGATAAGGGCATTCTTGTTCATTAAAGTCATTCCAGATATATCGCATATCTTTGATATGCACAGTGATAAGATCTTCCTTCACATTAATTGACTTTTGATTTTTTTTCATTGTGTCATGATTAAAAGAATACATTGTTTCGGGGTTAACAATATATATTTTATCATTTTCTTTATTAGCCGCTTTCAGTTTTTTATTTAAACGATAACACATGTGCGACAATGCTATGTCAGAATGGCTTTGAAAACTTCTATCTTCTTTCCATCCATTTTCTATTACAAATTTCTGGATCAATTTAAAAGTTTTATTGTTCATTAAAATACCAGCCCCTCCGAATATACCGACACTATCTTTATAAAGCTGAGAGCAATATATTCTTAAATTATCTTCGGGTAATTTACTTATAAATGAATTTAAATTCTCAGTGTGTATAAAAGTATCATCGTCACAAATTATGTGCCAATCAGCATCACACCAATCTTGCTTAAATACTGATTCTATTTTTTCGATACAAGAATGGTAGTCATCAAGATCACAAACCTTTATTACTGGAAGTTCGTCAATTAGTTCAAAGCCTCCAAGAAGATAGAAATTATCTCCACAGTCTTTAATCCTTTTTATGACTGTATTATACAATGGTTTAGTCCTCTTCTCGTGAAGAGGTTTGCATACCATAAAATAATAATTAATCACCTTCGACTTCTTCTGCATTTTCTTCAACAGGGGCCATTTCTAATATTCCTTCTTTATAGTATGATTCAATAGCTGGTATCGCATCAAATACAGATTGCATCGCAGCAGCTGCTTCTGGAACGTTAGCTATAATTTCCCAAAAGTCTAAGTCCAGTCGTTCTGAATTTTCAAGATTTGGGTCTTCATCAGAATCTGAATCAAATGCAGTAAGATTCAAGCTCATATAACCATCTGAGGCATTAGGAGCATTAACGATGAGTTCTGATAACCATGTATGCGGAAGAGATTTCTCTCCTTGCGCTGGTATCACTAATGGGGTTTCTTTTTTAATTGGCATATCTTTATTTTTGTTTTATTGAAATTATTTATTAACCTGCTCTCCAAGAATAACCGTCAGAGTATACTGGGACTACATAACTACCATTTGTACTTACAACAGATCCGTGAGAAGTCGCTAAAGGATAGAAGCTGTAAGCAAACGCTCTTTGACCTGCTGGAGAAGCAGATGGGAGCTGGCTTGCGTTGTATACTGTCTGGTGAATAGTCCCGCTCACATCAAGAGCAGTACTTGGGCTAGTGACACCGATTCCTAATTTAGTGTTAGTGAAGTAGCTCTTGTCCTTTCCCACAACTAATACTTTATTTCCGCCAGCCGCAGTAGTGCTGCCGTAATTGAACATGGCAACAAGTTGATTAGTACTTGAGTTTGCAGACTGAACATAAAGCACCGCATTGGCATTGCTGTTTCGAGTGAGTAAATTATAATCAGTATTGCTGGTGTCAGTTCTAAAGAAGTTAGCAGTAGCACTCCCTGTGACATCAATACCAGAAGTATTAACCCTAAATCTTTCTGATCCGTTTACTACCGATCTAAAGTAAGAGTTGTTTGACCATTGGACATAATCATTACTATCGTAACCAATGTAGCTAATACTATCTCTGAGGTCAGTCTCTAATTGGAATTGAGTCCCGCTAAGATCTAGACCTCTACCTGCTGAGTATGTTGTATTGGTATCAGTATTTGTATCCGTCCAAGGGACATTGACATACATCTTTTCAGATGTAACTTCGACAGGGTAGTTCTTACCACTTTCACTATACCCAATCTTGAAACCACCTCTAGTAGAAGAAGATCCAGCAGGTAGCGAATAGTTGTTCGCACCACTGGCAACATTAATAAATGATCTCACCGCTGCGGCAGTTCCGTGGCGAATATAACCATCGTTACCCGTTTCAACACAAATTTGAGTAACACCACTGGAAACAGTGTTCGGTGTAGTGTTAAAGTAGTTAGCAAAAATATAACCAGAACTGTGTCGTTTAACGATGGTGTTATTACTAGCACTAGAAGAAATAGTATCTGTTATACTAAATGTAGTCCCTGATAATGATAATCCAGTTCCAGCCGAATAGGTTGTATTGGTATCGGTGTTAGTATCTACCCAAGGTACGTTAACAAACATCTTCTCAGAAGAATCAAGTTCAACAGGATAATTCTTACCGCTTTCGGCAAACCCAATCTTAACTCCACCCCGTGTCGAACTAGAAGAAAGTGGTAGTGAATAAGCAGAAGGAATCGTAGGTTTATTAGTTAGATTATTATAACTAATATTGATGTTTGATGAACCATCAAAACTCGTTCCAGCAATCGTTCTCCCGGTTGCTAATTGTGTTGCTGTAGATGCGTTTCCTGTTAAAGCTCCCGTCACATTCCCATGAAATCTCCCATCATTAGCAATATAAGATACATCACTTGAATTTCTTCTAAACTGTACAATTCTATTTGATGATGAATCAGAAACTATATACCATCTGTTTGAGTGGTATTGTATTTTACCAGCACCTCCCGGATTACCTGTCCAGTTTGAAGAGGCTGAAGATAAAATCGAAGAGTTGGTTATGTTAATTGCTCCCTGACCAAAAGTAAAGTTGATAGCACCTGAAACAGTATCATTCGCATTGCTCCTTAAGAATGATGATGAATCAATGCCATCAAGTAGATTAGAATCTGCTGCTTTACCTGATGTTGTTAAGTAACCAGCACCGTTGGTGAGTTGGTTGTTATTGGTTATGTAGTTAGCATTTGTAGCTCCAGTGTAACCAAGATTAGCGAGTGTGAGTGTGCGCGTAGAGTGTGATTGGATCACACCATCTGTCATATTCAACTGATCTACAACCGTAGCACCAGACGTATTGATGTCAGAATCGGTTCCGATGATCGTGTTACCGCTTGAAGTAACATAACCAGCACCGTTGGAAAGCTGGTTGTTGTTGGTAGGAATCGTGGGCTTATTAGTTAGGTTATTGTAACTAATATTAATGTTAGCCGA